GCGAGCGCCAGCGTCATTACCATGACCGCAGCCGCTTTCTTCATTATGTCTCCCCTTGTTCCCCTGTGATGTTCTACAATCGTTCCATATGTCGTGCAGGTCAACCCCGTTGGTCCGCTCCGGAGCAAGTTGCGCATCAAACTGGAAGCCGATGTTGCAGGGCTGATTTTCGACGCCTGTCTCATCCTGCCGGTTTTGCCGGCGGCGAAAGGTTCATCTCGACTTTTTTCGACTTCGCATCTTTGCTGTCGAGGCACAGCTGATCGATCCTGAGATACGAAAGCATGCCCTGCGTCCCCACGTCACCGCCTTCCGCGATGGCGGCCTCGCCATTGGCGTAAGCGAATTCCCTGGGGCCGGTATATCCACCGAATCCGTTCCTGGCGTTTACTTTCCCGGTGGCGGCTTCGGCGTCACCGCATTGCTCGATCTCGGAAAACTTTGCCGAGTCCGGATCCTTCAACTGTAGCCGCACAGCAGCCTCCGCACGCTGGACGACGCCGGGCTTGCACCCTCCGAGCGCGAGCAACCCGATAAGCAGCCAAGCCCTCACGTCCTTTATCCCCCGAATTCTGGCGACGATCATCTGCACGCCATCCCGGTACGTCAATCCTCGATGGTCCGGTCGATCACAGCGCGAGCGACAAGCCTGTAAACGCACCCTCACGATGGGCTAGCTTGATCGCTTTCGCGACTGCTGCGCGGTTCGCGACGATTTGTGCAGGTGTCATCGTGCCGCTGTGGTCATGATAATGGAAGCCGCCGGCATTGGCGTCGTTTGCCGCCGCCGGTGCATTGCCATTCGCAGCGCCCCCGGCCTGAAGCATCGCGCGCAGCGGGCTGGCGAGATTGGCCGGCAGCACCATCTCGTTCTTGTGGAGCAGGAACGGCGCGTTGTCGTAGGGGACCGCGCCCATTCCGCCCTCCGCGCTGAAGACCGATTGCCCAAGGCGAATAACCGCATAGAGCGCGGCGGCGGCTGCGATCGGCGCCAGATAAGGTCCGACATAGGGAATGCCGGCAATCGCCGAATAGACGCGCGCCGCGGCGACCGCCGCGCTGTGCGCGATCTGCTTGAGTGCGGTCATCGCCGAGATGCCGGTCGTCGTCGTGGCGGCCGTCGCTTCGGCACCGGTGCGGGCGGCTGCGCCGCCGACGGTCGCCGCGGTCTGCTCCTGCTCGCCGGTCAGCCAGGTGATGACCTTCTTCTGCACCCAGCCACTCAGCGATTTGAGCATCGACTGGCCGATCGATTGCCACGCCTGGCGCAGCGTCATCGAATGGGTGATCATGCCTTGCATGGCATTGCCCCAGGCGGAAACGATCGGTGTGACGACCGACTTCCATTCGGCGCTCACCGCGTCGGCGGCCTTCCTGGCATCCTTGGCTATTTTCTGGTTATTCTGGGCGCCCATGTCTTCGAGCCGCGCGGCGTGCGCAGCATCGAGCTCTTCGATTTGACGCTGTATCTGGGCGCGCGCTTCGGGCTTCAGATTTTCCAGCGCGAGTTCGGCTTTGAGCGCCTCGCACTTAAGATCATATTCGCGCTTTTCCTGCTCGATATCGAGTTGATATAATTGCCGATTGACGCCGGCTCGCTGTGCTGCCGCTTTCGCCGCGCCGGCTTGCCCGGATCGTTCCTCATCGTCGATGGCGTGGAGCTTTTGCGCCAGCGTGTCGCGCGTCAGGCCGATGTCCTTGTGCGCAATCTCGGTCTTTTCCGCCAGCGTCTTGTCGATCGCGGAGATCTCGTCATTTTGCTGCTTTTCGATCGCGGCCTGCTTATCACGAGCAGCCTGCTCCTGAAGCGCTTTGTCAGCTTGCGCTGCCCCGCTGTCGGCGGATACCCTGTCGCCAGAACGGGCGGAACCCTGTTCGGTGCGTATCCGCGGCGCAACATGAGGAACGCCAGTGGTGTGCTGCGCTCGCCCGAGCGCCGCGTCGCGTGCGCGCATGAGGGCCGCCGCCTGAGCTTCGAAAGCCTCGGGCGCCATTTTGCTGCGGACATCCTGGAACTTGAGGTTCAGCGCGGCGAGCGCATCTTCATATTGGATCGTGGCCGCTCTGGCCCCGTTGGTCGCCGCCTCCGCTTGACGCAGCCCGAGTTGGCTCTGACCGGTACGCAATGCGGTCTGAGCATCCGTCAGGTCTTTCGTATTGTCAGCCATCTGCCGTCTGATGCCGGCAATCTGGTTCTTCGCCACAATCATCATGCCGAGCGCCGCTTCGGGCTCGAGAGTGTAAGACTGGGCAAGCTGCTGCTCGGCCGCCTGCAGCTGTTTGGCGAGCTGCTGACGTATCTGGACTTCCTGTTCGCGTTTCTTTTGGGCGTTGCCGACATCCGTCTGGATGCCGATCGAAGTGTTATGATTGTTCTTTTCGCTGGCGGCGTTCAGTCGTTCGACCGATTCACGCAAACTGTCGGCAGCCTGTTTATGCTGCTCCTCGGCCGCGGCGGCATCCTCATGCTTGGCCCAAAGTGTGCCGAGGATGCTGACGGCGGCGCCGATCGCAATGCCCCATGGGCCGCCGAGGAAGCTGACCAGCCCCGCCCCTTTGGCCGTCATCCCCGCAATCGCCGATACGAGCCCGGCCCCATGCTGCGTGAAGATCGTGATCGGGCTTACGCCGTCGGCAAAGGATTTGCCGACACCGCCGACCTCGGTAATCAACGTGGTCAATGCCGCCTTGGTATTGGCTGCGGCATTGCCGGCGCCGTCCAGCGGCGGTTTCAGCTGGTCGGCCGCAGGGGCCATGGCGGAGAAGGCGTAGCGCGAAGTCACCGCCTCGCTGCCCGCCTGGCGGAATTGTGCAGTGACCTGCGCCAAGCCCGCCTGGGCGCCGCCCGTAGAGCTGCCCAGGCCGATCAGCGAATCCCTGGTCTGATCGATGGCCGGCGTGGCGGCGGATGCGTCGCCGACGATTTTGACGGTAACTTGATCGTCGGCCATCCTCTTTTCCTTTCATGCCTGGATCGACGGCAGCCCCAGTCGCGGTCGTTCCTGTTTCGCCACCGGCAGGTCGCCGAGGCCCTGGAGCGGATCGGTGGCGAGGGCCGGTGCCGGTGAGGCTGTTGTGAGTTTCATGCCCCACCCGCCCGCGAAGGCGGCCAGCGCAATGTGGACCGGAGGTCCATAATGCGCCCAATGGTCGCGCAGGGCGGCAATGTCACCGAGATCCCAATCGGCCAGGATCGCGTTTTTCGATCCGCCCTCGACGCCAGCCGCGATCAGCTCGAACAGGATCGCGCGCAGTTGGTCTTCTAGGCTCCCGCCCCGTCGCTCTGCGGGGTGGGAGCCGGCGCTTCCCCCGTTGTCATGCCGCTATGGCCGAGTACCGCGAACATGCCGGCGATGATCGCGCCGAGCCCCTCGGGCGACGGATCGACATCGTCGAGCAACTGCTGGACGGTGATCGACGGATCGATCTTCGCGATGCCGATATGAAGGATACGGATCGCATCCGCGGCCTCCTGCAGTGCTTCGACGGTCGTCATCGCCGCGGTGATACGGCCCGATTTGGCGATCCGCTCGTCGATCGGATCGGTCGGCAGGATCGTGACGCCTGCCCGTTGGCCAATCGCCGCGCTGCGCGCCTGCTGCCCGTCGAGGATCGGCGCCGCCTCGAGCATCTGCCCGAGCTTGTAGGGCGCGAGTTCGAACGCGCGCCCGAGGAAATGGACGACCGCGCTCATTCGCCGGTGCCGATCGTCAGCACGTTGCCCGCAGGATCGGCGAAGACAGTGAACTCGAAATCGGGCAGCATGAAATCGTCGAGCTTGGTCGCCATCGACAGCTTGGTCGACAGGCACGCATTGGCGCTGACGACGAGCGGCTTGCCGTTTTGTGCGACGAAGAAATCGATCCGGAACGTCGGCGCATAGCCCATCGGTATATTGACGACCGTCAGCTTGCGGCTGGTGGTCGAGGTTGCGGTATATTGGAAGCTGATGATGACCGACTTGCCGGTATCGGTCGACGCGAACGTGTAGACGCCGGCCGCAACGCTATACTGCCCGGTCGTCGGTCCGGAAACGACGCGGGTATAGGGGAGCCCGCTCGCATCGGTAACGCCCAGATCGTTGGCCCAGGTGCCCGATCCGGGAATGGTCGGCGTGATCGTGAACGGGGTCGCGGGAATGGCCGCCGCCGGCGGGTTGATCACGTCGCTGATCGTGCCTGCGACCATCGACTGACCGAAGAACAGGCTGTTCAGCAACATGCCGTTGATCTGGGCGAACGATGCCTTGCCGCTGATCTTGCCCTTGCCGCGGCCGACCGCGATCGGGAACTGGTTCTGGCCGTAAAGCTCCTTGGTGTCGAAGCTCATGTCGAGACTGACATTCTGCAGCACGCCGAACTGGACCGGGGTCGGGTTGGCAAGCGTGGCGCCATAAGCGTCGGTGGTGGCGGTGCCGATCAGGCTACCCGCGCCGAAAACGGTTTGCATGGGACATGCTCCTGGTTGAAGGCCGCACGCGGCGGACCGGATGATGGGGGAGTTTTTGAACGGGCGACCTAAAGTGTCAGGATCCGCACCGGGATGAGCGCGACCTCGTCGTCCCCGAGGGTGCCCTCGGACGATTCGATCGCGCCCTCGATCCGCGCATATTCGACCAACCCGCCGAGTGTTTGCGGCGCGCCGGCCGGTGTCGGCGCGAGGGCGACGGTGATCGCGTCGAGAATCGGGTTCAGCACCTCGCCGGGTGATAGTGCGCCCGGGGTCGAGACGTAGACGTAGAGCGTCGCTTCGAGCAGCCACCGCGATGGCAGGCCGTTGACCGCGGTCGCCAGCACGGTCTCGCGCGCCTGCGCCTGGAACAAGGCAGGGCGCTGGCTCGCCGGCACGTCGGACCAGTGTTTGAGCTTGCGCGAGGTGGTGACGAGGCCGTCAGCCGCCGAAACGAGCGCGAACAAGGCGGCATAGATCGCTTCACGGTTCATGCGCGGGCCCTCCCGATGCCCGCGCCGATCACGGTCTGAACCGCGCCCGATGTCTGCAGGTCGGCGAGTGCCGATCGCAGGAAGGATCGTTCGGGCAGGTTCATCCGCATCGGATGCGCGCGCACGGTGATCGTCTTCTCGGCGATCGGCCGCCCGAACGCCTGTCTGATCCGGCGCAGATGCTGGCGGACCGTGACCGTTCCGTGGAAGCCGAATTCCTGTGCCGCGGCATAGGGCACGTCGGCCGAAATGCTGGCGGTCACCGTGCTGCCGTCGCTTTCGATCACCGGCCGGATCGATCGCTGCAGCCGCCCCGTGCGGACCTGCAGCACCGCGCCGGACAATTTGTCCTGCTGGATCATGCGGGTCAGTCGCAGCGCCAGATCGCCGACGCTGGTCTGCATTTCGGCGGCGAGGCGTGGGGCGAGCCCGTCGAGTTTGGCGGCGATCGCGTCCGCGCCGATCATCTGCAGATCGATCATAACGCCACCACGATCTGCCAGCTTTGCAGCAGGGTCGCGACTGACGCCGGCATGTCCTTCTGCACCAGCGACACCGTCTCGCCGGCGAGCGATTTGGACGACCATTCGGCCTTGTCGCGCAGCTTGTAGCGGAGCGTCACGAGTTCGTTGGCGGCCTGCCTGATATCGG